CACCTCCGCCAACCCCACCATGCGGGCCGAAAAGCCGCTCGGGTCGGCCATGGCGAAGACGAAAAGGCCCACCGTGCCGAGCGCCATCAGCGCCCGCGCCCCCTGGGCTCGTGCCATGTTCGTCTCCTGTGGTCGGTTGGGTCAGGCCAGCGGATCGGCCGTGGAATAGTGCAGCACGACCGGGATCACGGCGGCCTTCAGGCTCGCCGCGCCCTCTACGGCCAAATCGATCGGGCGCGGGGCTTCCGCCTCCACCCAGTCGCAGAGCCCGCCCAGCATCCGGTCGGCGGCGAGTGCTGCGCCGATGCTGGCGGTCAGCGTGTCGAAGGCGGCGTCCCGGTCGCCGCCCTGCACGACCGCCTCGATCTCGGCGCGGTGCTGGTAGTGGTAGGCGAGCGGCGAGAGCGTGACCTCCGGCTCCCCCGGCTCGCCGTCGCGCAGGATCAGCATGCCCTCGGCCGGCACGCGCTCGGGCAGCACCTCGCCGCGCAGGGCGGTGGCGGGCAGCGCCGAGAGCCGCGCGTGCAGCGCGGCGAGGATGGTTTCGCGGAGGGTGGGCATGGGTATCTGAATTTTGCGTCAGACCGGCAGGGTTTGAGTAAGCAGCAGCTTCTCGAACCGCTCAGATCGGCTTCCTACGAATCAGTTCTCCACCCCGAGGCTTTCGAGCGTCTCGCGATCCGGAGCGCCAGTCTCGGGGAGCCCTACGGACTCTTGGTAGGCTCTCATCGCTCGTTGAGACGCCGGGCCCCACTGTCCATCGGGTGTGCCGGCACCGAAGCCACCAGCATTGAGCATGGTCTGGATCGCTCGATAATCGTCGGATGACAGCGACAAGGTCGTCCAACCGCAGGCGGCGGCGACTTCCTCAAACGCGTCCTGAGCCCCAGCAAGTTCGAACAATGCATCATGACGTTGCCCGTTCGATTCCACCAGGCGCACAAACAGCTGGTCGGCATCGTAGATCGTACGGATGAAGGATTCGGCTTCACGTCCGAAAAGACCCGCGCCCTTGTTGTTCGTCAGGCCACTCCACCTCGCTTCCCGCGCCGGCTCATCATCAACCCGGAGCGTCATTTCGAAGGAATTTCTCCGAAAGTCGCTCATCAAGAAGTCATCCTGCACGAAAATGAACGCAGTCTCACCTTCGACGCAGCGCGCGATCAGAGTCGTCAACCCCATGAAATTGTTCGGTTCGTACTGCGAATAGTTCAAAGCCGTGATCTGAGGGCTATCGTCAACGGCTGCACGCCCTGTTTCGATGGTCCACCAGCCAGAAATTCGATGCCCCTCGCGATGAGCCTGTTCGAAAGGCTGAATGGTATAGTCGATCTCGGGAAACCGAGGATCCGCCCATGCCACGTTTTGACTCTCTCGAACCGGGTCTTCGTCGGTTTCCTCCACAGCGCCGACCGCGTCTTGAGGCGCTGGAGGTGAAACTTGCGCGATCGGGAACGCAATACCGTAGCGCGCTTGGAGATAACCCATCTGCAATTGCGCGAGGGTCAGCTTCTCGGTTTCGAGCCGACTGAGTGCGAGGGCTTGAACGAGCCCCCCTCCGCTGGATGCCTCTCGTTCCGCTTCTGCAATGCGCTCTTGAGCAGCTGCCATCTCACCGAGGATCTGTTCGGCCCGAGCCTCGTCGGGTTGAATTGCTGGCACGATGACCTCAACAGTCGCCGCTCCTGCCTCAGCGTTCATTCGGTTTTCGATCAGGGTACGCGCTAGAAGGAGCGCTTCGCGCCTTGCTTCGATCAGGCCGACGATGAGCCCCCCATCATATCTTTCAGCCGCTTGCTCAACTTCGGCGATCTGCCTTTCGATCTCGGCCAACTCGACTTCCAGGCTCCCCTGCTGCGCGATGGTCGGCGCTGCCGCGACTACAAGGACTGAAAGAAGAAGGGCTCTGAAGAACATCACGGGCTCCGCTAAGAATACAGATTACCTGCAAAGCTACTGGCCTGCTTTTCGGGCATCAAGCACATGCAACGGTACGAAGTGGGCCCCATGTCAGGATCTGTCATCCACCCAGTTCGCCACGATCAGCCCCGGCACGCGGTCATGCGCCCGCTCCGCGTCCCGGTCCAGATCCAGCCGCTTCGGCAGCTTGACCTGCGGCACCAGCAGGAAGATCGGCGCGGTGACCTGGTTGCGGCCGGTCTTCGAGCGCGACGCCACCGCCTGGCCGCGCTTGTTGATGCGGGCCCGGTCGGCGACGAGCAGGCTTGGCCCGCGTCGACGGTAGACGAAGCGGAGGCGCAGCCCGCGGCGCCGCTCCCACTCGCCGGGGGTGATCTTGCCGCCGCGCAGGCCCCGCCCGGCGGCCTCGGTCGGGATTGCCAGCCAGAACCCCTCCTTCGACCGGATCAGCGGGCCGGTGTCGTGGGCGCTGATGATGACCGGGGCTTTCGACCAGACGAGCGCCGCGGCGTTCAGGCTCTCGCCGGTTTTCGGGTAGGTCTGGCTCCGGATCGAGTTCGCGAGCCGCCGGCCGAGCCCCGCGCCGGTGATCTGACCCCGCCAGGCGGTCTTGAGCCCGGTCCCGGCCTCGCGCATGGCGGCGGTGACGGCCTTTTCGCCCGCCTTCACCTCGGCCGCCATGGCGGCGACGAGGTCCGGCGTGATGTCAAGCTTCAGCTTCATCGCGATCAGGCCGGACGCAGATCCACAGTCCAGACGAGCCGCTCGCGGTCGCGGACGGGTTCGCCCTGGATGAGAAATGCCTCGCCGTCGATCTCGATGCGGTCACCGGGCCGCGGGTTCGCCACCTCGGAAAGGCGCAGATCCAGCCGTGTGGTTTCCGACCAGATGCGCGCCTCGCCGAAGCCGGTGACATCGTCTAGCCGGCGCAGGATGGCGCGGACCAGCGATGGCGCACCGCCCTCTGCTGTGTACACCACGTCTCGCGCGAGATGCGCGTCGGCGAAGAGCGCGTCGAGGGCAGATGCGAACGCGCTGGTCATGGCTATACTTCCTCCATGAAACAGGAATCGATTTCAGAACGCCCGACGAGGATCCGAGCCGTTCAGGCGCTGTCAGAGGCGTTCATGCGCCAGCACCCGGACACGTCCCTCGATCAGAAGGGATATGCTGCAGATTTCCGCGACACCCTTCTCCCGCAGGTCTCGGCGGAGGATTTCGAAGCAGACCTGTCGTCGGGGGACGGCAACGAGCTCGAAACCAAATTCCGGGCTGCACATTCTTCATCGGGGCTGGCGGTGAACGCCTTTGCACCATTCCGGCGTCGGATCGCCGACCTCAGGGTGCCGGGACATGCCTCATTCGACAATCTGCAGTTCGAGCGCAAATGCCCCACCGGGCTGCGCGGCGGCCGTGCTCCCAACCTCGACGTCGTGCTTTCGGGCCCCGGCGGCCTGGTCGGGATCGAGTCCAAGCTGACCGAACACCTGTCGGCCCACCAGGCCGAATTCTCGCGCGCCTACGAGGAGCAGATAAGGGACGCGCGGCGCGATCAGGGATACTTTCGCGAGATGCTGCGCCTCCGGGATCGCCCGGACCAGTACACATGGCTCGACGCTGCACAGCTCATCAAGCATGCGTTCGGACTGGCACGCAGCTTCCCCGACCGACCGGTCACGCTGCTGTATCTGTTCTGGGAGCCCGCGAACCCGACCGCCGGTCCCGAGTTCGTGGCCCATCGAGACGAGATCGAGGAGTTCAGGGCGCGCGTGGCAGGATCATCGCCGGCGTTCGAGGCGATGAGCTATCCGGAACTCTTGCGCTTCTGGCAGGATACCGAACCGGCAGACTGGCTGGTCCGGCATCTCAGCGATCTTCACGCCCGATACAGCGTCACGCTCTGACTCGTCAGGTCCGTCGTGCTGAGCGCAGCACCTGCGGGCGAGTGCAGATCGGCAGCGGGTTGCTCTCGATCTCGAGCCGCACCCATTCGTCGCGATCCCGGTCGGGGATGGTGCGGGCATAGAGCGGCTGGCCGAGCGTGTTCACCGTCTCGAAGGTGTCCGCGGGGGCGTAATAGATCTCGAAGAGCCCCTCGATGCCCTCGGGATAGAAGAACGCCTTGTCGGTCGGGACGGTGAAGCCCACCCCGCCCCGATAACGGCGGAAGGTGATGCCGCCGAAGCTGACCTCGTCGGCGACGCGGCCCCGCAGATCGGCCGCCGCGGCGGTGTTGAGATAGGTCTCCCGCACCTCCTTGTGGGCCACGAGATCGGCGAAGAAGGCCGAGCCGCATTCGGCGCGGACCTGCACGGCGCCGGCCGAGAGCCCGCCCATCGAGTCCTCGACGCTCTCGATCAGCGCCTGGCAGCGCTTGCGGAGCGCCCCGGAGGCCGGGCTCGCATTGTCGAGGTCGAAGTCGATCTCGGCGGCAGGCGAGATGCCGAACTCGGTGAAGTAGTTCACCACCGTCGCGTGGTCTTTCGGATCCTTCACCAGCCCCTGGATGCCGTTCAGGAGGTGGTATTCGAAGGTCGTCTCGGCGTCCTGGCGGAGCTTCCGGAGCCGGTAGGCCACCTCGGTCTGCACTTGCTGGGTGGCGCTCTCGGAACCGAAGTCGCGGACCGACTGGATCTCGGAGGCCCAGAGCACGTCCTGCTTCTTGAACTGCCGGCAGACGAAAGCGCGCATCTCGCGCCGTTCGGGCACCTGCTGCTCGTAGGCCGAGCCGCGCTCGGAGAACGGGATCAGCGAGAGCGTGCCGTCCCGGCTCTCGATCACGACGGTGCGGGAGCGCACGCCGCGCGGGCTGAAGAGGGCCGAGCCAGAGAGCAGCGCGGGCTTGTAGGGGATGTTTTCGAGCGCACGGGTGAGCTCGACGATGGTGAAGGCATCGCCTTCGAAGATGTCCATGGTGGCCATGAGGATGCCTCCTGTCGGGATTGGGTCAGCGGACGAGGATGCCCGCGGCGAGGAGCGCCGTGTGGGCGGCCGCGATCTCGCCCTCGCTAGGGGTGCCGACAAAGACGAGGTCGTGGCGGTTGACGACGGCGGGACCGCGGACGACCGCGACGGCGGGCGCATCGCCGGCGCTCGCATCCGCCTTGCCCCAGAGCACAGCGACGGCTGTCTCGGTGCCGTCCACGGCCGCGGGGTCGTGCGCGGCGTACTTGCCCGAGGCCGTGATCTTGCCGAGCACCGTGCCGGGCTCGAGCGTGCCCGAGGCGACGGTGATCGTCTCGCGGGTGTAATCGCGGAAGGCTTCCCAGACGAGGAAGCCGCCGGGGTGTTTCCCTTCGACCAGCGTGGTCATGAGCTTATCCTTTCAGCTTGAAGGTTCGGGCGACGATCTCGCCCCAAGGGCGCGCGGCCGAGGTGCGGCCGGGCTGCGGGTGATGCGTCGCGATCTCGGGCTCGGCCTCGGCCTTGGCGGCGAGGAGCGATGCGCGCACCTCGTCGAGGCTGGCGTCCCGCTCGAGGAACTGGCCGGCCATATGAGGCTGACCCGCGAGGCGGCAGAGATCGACCACCGCGCGGGCGTGCCCGATGGCCTCTGCCCTGATCGCGGACGGATCGGGTGGCGTTCCGCTCGGCGGCGGCGTCTCGGCCGGCGGCTCCGGGGTATGGGAAGCGCCGGCCTGCTCGTCCTCGGCGTCCTCGACCTTGTCGGTGCCGTCAGTGGCCTCGGTATTTGTGCCGTCGCTCTCGTCGTCGGGCTCCGGCTCGGCTTCGACCTGCTCGACCAACACCGGCGGGGCGTTGCGGAAGCGGCCGATGTCGAAGCGCGCGGCAATCCGGACAGGCTCGACAAGCCGGTCGGCGAAGCCCTGTGCCACGGCGTCCGACGCGTCGAACCAGGTCTCGGCGGCCATGAGCGCGGAGACCTCCTCCGGCGTCCGGCCGGATTTCGCGGCGTAGCCCGAGACCAGGCTGCCCTTCACCTTGTCGAGCGCCTCGGCCATGGCGCGCATGTCCTCTGCCGTGCCCATGACGAGGCCGGAGGGATCATGGATCATCAGGAAGGCGTTCTCGGGCATGACGATCTCGTCGCCCGCCATGGCGATGTAGGAAGCCGCCGAGGCGGCGATGCCGTCGATCCAGACCGTGACCGGGCCCGCGTGCCGTTTCAGAGCGTTGTGGATCGCCACCGCGTCGAAGACCGATCCGCCGGGACTGTTCAGCCGCAGATCGACGGGCGTGCCCTCGGGCAGCGCACCCAGTTCGGCCAGAAAACCCTTCGCCGAGACCCCGTAGGCGCCGATCTCGTCATAGATCGCCACTTCCGCACCGGTCCCCCGGGCGCGGATCGCATACCAGCTTGCCATGTCGTCACTCCTGTTCGGTGGCCGGATCGGTCGCCGCGGCGCCGTCGTCCGTGTCGTTGCCTGCGCCAGCGCCCGGGTCCGGCCGCGTCGCGGGCGTCGCGCGAGCGCCCTGCGTCTCGCCGGGGCTCGTGCGGTAGCGCAGGCCAAGGCCCGTCGCGCGCGCGGCGTCGGCGGCGTTCTCGCGGTCGACTTCCTCGATGTCGTAACCGGTGGCCTCGACCACCTTGCGCCGCGAGGTGATGCCGGCCTCCATCGCGAGCACCTGCGCCTGGATGTCCTTCAGCGGGTCGACCCAGTCCCAGCGGGGCGGAATCCACTGCACCGGCCGCGCCGCCGCCGGGTCAGACAGGTCCAGTCGGCCGGCCAGCTGCGCCGTCTCCAGCCACCGCGCCCAGACAGGGCGACAGAGCTGATGCGCGATGACGCCGTGCTGGAGCTGCTGCACGCGGCGGCGGAACTCGACGAGCTCCGCACGCAGGCTGGAATAGTTGGCCTGCCGCACGTCCCCGGTGACGAGGTGATAGGGCAATCCCAGCGAAGCCGAGACCGCCAGCAGCGTGCGGTACTGGAACGCCTCGTAGCCGCCGCCGACATCGGCCGGCGATGAGAACTTCACGTCCTCGCCGGGCAGCAGCACCTGCATCGTGCCGGGCTCGAGGCTCGCAATGGCGGCGCCGTCGAGATCCGCCTCGGCCTCTCCCATCATGGGCTCTTCGGGCGCGGTCTTGGTGATGAAGCCCGCGAACATCGCCGCGGTCTTCTTCCGGTCGAGCTCGGCGTCGTCG